TTTTTAATTAAAGTTTAAATTATGTACTATTAAAATATTCTCTATTTATAATAGCGTGGCACAAAGGTCATAGACGATGCGACTTGTCAATCTTTAGTGCGTGGCTAATTATCGTTCGAACGAGTGGTTTATTCGGTCGGACGAGAATTCGTACTTTTTTTTGCGGTTTTCGGTTTGTGCAAAAAAAAGAGTTTCACGCACTTGATTTACAAGTCGCAGCGTCTATGGCACTCTGGTAACGCTCATTATATAATGTGGCGCTGTCGGCCCGATTCTCGAATATTTTTTGGACATGGACGTACAAAAAATATTCCCGACAGCAGGCCTTAGTGTCGTTTGCGCGTAGCGGGTATATGAGGGTTTGTTGTTCTGCCATTGGCAGTTTGCTGCATTTTGGTACGATATAAATCAATAAGTTATGTTGGGTAGCTTGACAGATAGAACGATGATGGTACTATCGATACTCGGCAACGTACCAAAATGAGATAGCTGATGGCTAAATTAAGCAACGTAAATGCGATACTCCCGAAGAAGCAACCTTCGCTCACCTCAAGGCAGAAGGCGCTAGTAGATCTAATGGTTAGTACAGGGTGTTCTGTGAGCGAGGCCTCAACACGCGCTGGGTACAAGGGAAAGACTCCAGATGTGATAGGCTATCAAACGCTAAAGAAACCTCATGTGGCCTCGTACATGTATGAGCAAATCAAATCTTCGTTCGGTGTGTCAAGTCTAAGTGCGCAACATAAGTTACTACAGCTCTCACAGAACGCCAAGAGTGAGTATGTTCAAATGGAATCAGCGAAGGACATACTAGACAGAGCAGGCTTCAAAGCACCAGACAAACATCAACATCAGATAGTTGGGGACTTCAAAGTAAACATTGATCTAGGATAACCTGCTCTGACTATGCCTTTCGCGTGTCTACGCGTTTGTGGTGGTAGAGTTTTTTAGCACACGTCTATGGTGAGTGGGTGGGTCTAAAAAACGCCCTTGACCTCTATAAAGACGTGTACCCCTCGCATTATTTTTCCTCAGAACTCGATGTTGAATTTTATTTTTTTTTTATATATGCTTTGCATATGGTAATGCAAGTTCCAGTTTTTTTTACAGTTGCACAGCTAGTTAAGATACTAGGGCCAAAGCTAATGCGTAAATACAAAGCCCTATACAAAAATCTCAAGCAGCAAAACAAACACGAAGGTATGAATGAGAAGGAATACCTAAACAAGAGAGCTAGGATTCAATTAAAACAAAACAAAAATGAAGAGAAGAAAAAAATAAAATTATTTTCAGAAGTTAAAAAAGGAGACCCACCAAGTATTAAAAAAGTTGAACAATCTGTTAAAGAAGGTTTTAAAAAAAGCCAACGAGAGAAGGATTTAAAAGATATGAATATACGAGACCTCAGAATGCAAAATGAAAAGCTGATTAGGAAAAGCATTAAGGAAGCAAAAAAGAAAAAGGATAAACCATGAGTACTGCAAAGAAAACCGATCCAAAAAAATGGGAGGCAGCCAAAGCTGCAGCCAAAGCCAAGATGGGTGGTAAGCATTCAGCCAGAGCCATGCAGTTGGCAGTCAAGATATACAAGCAACGTGGTGGTGGTTATTCAGGTACTAAGACATCCAGCAACAAGTTATCTAAGTGGTCTAAGCAGGATTGGGGTACTAAGTCAGGCAAAAAGAGTTCAGAGTCAGGAGAGCGTTACTTGCCTAAGAAAGCCATTGCCAGACTATCTGCACAAGAATATGCGAGAACCACCGCAAAGAAAAGGGCAGATACAGCCAAAGGCAAACAGTTTAGCAGTCAGCCAAAAGATATAGCAAAGAAAACCAAATCATATAGGAGCGTATAATGAAAGGAGTTCCACATTACACTAAAGATGGTACGTTGTTTACAGGCAAAACTCACAAAATGAAAGATGGTACTTTACATTCTGGTAAGACTCATACAAAATCGAGTGTAAAGCTATTTCATAAAAATGAATTATCTAAAGCAATACGTAATAAAATTATGAAACAGAGGAATAAAACATGAAGAAAATGAAGAAGAAACCGCCAAAGCCAGGCAAGAAGATTAAGTATTAATCATGGCACAAAGTCCAGCATGGCAAAGGAAAGAAGGCAAAGACCCTAAAGGTGGGTTGAATGCTAAAGGTAGAGCCAGTTACAATCAAGGTGGTGGCAACCTAAAACCACCTGCGCCCAACCCAAAATCTAAACGTGATGCCGCAAGAAAAAAATCTTTTTGTGCTAGAATGCAAGGTATGAAAAAGAAACTTACCTCTAAAAAGACAGCCAATGACCCAAACTCTAGAATTAATAAATCACTTAGAGCATGGAAATGTTCTGGCAAAGGTCAAAGATAAATGATATGGTCAACTAAATATATATATTTTGGAGGGGAACAATGGCTTCATTAATGGCAGATAGAAAGAAAGTATTGAAAAATCAATACAAATCAAAATCAAAAGGTGGTGCTTTAGATAGAACTAAATTGCCTGGCGATGATGATAAGAAAAAACCACAAGATATGTCTAAAGGTACTAAGACATCTATAGCTCGTTTGCAAAGAAGAATCAAAAAACTACAAAGTGATAATGATTCATATCGCAGAAGAATGCGTGATGGAAGCGATACAAGTAATAAACGTTTTCAAGCATTGATTGATAAAAATCTTGAACAAATTAAAATCATGCAAAACGTTATACGTCAGCGTACTAGAGATGATGCTCCTAAGAAAAGTAAAAATCCACCTATTGATGATAAGATAGATAGTGGAGGTCCAGAAGGAGAAGAAGCTAGACGTGGTAAAGAAAATAAAAAACCACCTAAACAAGAATCAAAAGGCGGTGATTTAGGCAGAGTAGACATGTCAGACTACAAAGATAAAGATGACAAAAAAACTGAGTCAGTAGTAGAGCAACAAAAAAAGAAAAAGAAAAAAACTATGATGGGTTCTAATAGATTTGGTGCAGGTAAAGGAAGATATGGTGATATTAAGCCTGGAGTTTACAAAGGACAAAGATAATGCCAAAAGTAAAACCATTGGGTGTTGCTAAAAAAAAGTTATCTAAACTTGAAAAAGCTGAAATTACAGCTAAGAAAATGATAGCTAATGAGCAAGAAGCAGAAACAGCTGCAAAGAAAAAACGTTTTGACCAATGCGTTGAAATGAAAATGTTGAAAGGACATTCTAAAGAATTAGCAGAAAAGATGGCAGAGGAAATTGTTTATAATACTTATGGCAACGCTGTATAACAATGGTGGCAATTTAGAACTTGGCGGTTGGGCAGGTACAGATGGTTCATATGCAAACTATCGTAAAGAATTAAGAAATGATGTTGGACAACGATACGCCAAACCATTTGCAATTTTTGACCATAGAGGTTCATACCTTAGAGCGCACATGCGTTTACTTAGAAACTACCTAACCAAACCACAATTAAAAGATAGGTATGGTCGTGTTAGTTTATTTAAAATGATTAATAGATATGCTCCACAAATAGAAAACCCTACCAGAAATTATTACAAAAAAGTTTTACAGTACATGAAACAAGTAAATCCTAATTTTGATGAAAAGAATGTAACGAATGCAGATATAAAGTCTATGGTCAAAGCTCAAATAATGTTTGAAAATAAAGGATTGGAGTTTGAAAAAGATGGTAAACAACAGAAATTTATAAAATATTATTTAAATAATTCTGATAACACATGGGAAATAGCAGAGTGGGCATCGTATAATAGCTATCCAGAAAGTACAAGATGGACAGATATGACAGAAGGATATGCTATGGCAAACAACAAAAAAAATATAGCTAAAGAAACAGAAACATTAGAAGCTACTGATAATTCACCTTTTGGTGGTGGTATAGCAACAAGACCAGAAACAGTAGAAGATTTCAAACCAACACTTGTTAATAAACAAGAAGGTGTTATGTCTGATGATGACTTAATAAAAATGTTTAAAAGTGAAATACAAGAACAAGCAAGAAAACCCATAAGGTATTAACATGAATAATGAAGTAGTAAATCCTAACGTATATAACAAAGAACAATGGAATAAAGTTAGGACAGTTGTAAAAACACAACACATGAAACATTATCCAAAAAGTTTTGTAACAGATAAAGAAGCAGACAGAATATTATCTGTTATGTCCCCACAAGCAGTAGAGAAGGTATATGAACTAGCAGTTAAGTATGGCATCACTCAACTATAAAGCTCCAGGCCCTATTGTAAAAGCGTTTATGAAAGATGATAGTTTCTTTCGTGGATTGCGTGGTCCAGTCGGTA